CGTACTCAAGGAGTACACCGAGTACGAACCCGATGGTGTTCTTATAGAGAAGAAGGCGTCTGGTGCGCCATTGATCTATGAACTGCGGGCGATGGGTATCCCAGTGCAGGAGTACACGCCGAGTAAAGGTCAGGACAAAATTGCCCGTTTGAACTCAGTCTCGGACATAATTGCGTCTGGGAAAGTATGGGTACCTAAGACCCGTTGGGCTGAAGAGCTCGTGGACGAGATTGCTGCGTTTCCATCAGGCGAGCACGATGACTTGGTGGATGCCACAACTTTAGCGTTGATGCGCTTCCGCGCAGGTGGGTTCTTGCGTCTGCCAACAGACGAGGCCGAAGACATTCAATGGTTTCGAAGCCGCAGTAAAGAGCGGTACTACACAGTGTAAGGACACGACATGGAAAAAGGTTTATACGCAGCGCCACAAGGCTTATCCGATTTGGAGATGCAGCCAGACATTGAGATCGACATTGAGTTGGAGCCGATTGACGGTGAAGAACTAGATGTAGTTGAGATCGAGGGTACTGAAGACGAGTTTGACGCCAACCTTGCAGAGTTCATGGACGACAAGGACTTGCAGTCTTTGGGCGAAGAGTTGGTGGGTGACTTTGATAAAGATACTGGTGATCGACGCGAGTGGATTCAGACGTATGTGGACGGTATCAAACTGTTAGGTTTGAAGTACGAGGATAGGACAGAACCATGGCAAGGCGCATGTGGTGTGTTTCACCCGATGTTGACGGAATCCGTTGTGCGCTTCCAGTCAGAGTCCATGATGGAGACGTTCCCAGCGATGGGGCCTGTGAAAACCCAGATTGTTGGCGCGATCGACCTGCTCCGCGAAGAAGCAGCTGCCCGCGTGCGCGAGGACATGAACTACCAACTGACGGAGGTGATGACTGAGTATCGCTCCGAGCACGAGAAGATGTTGTGGTCACTACCCTTAGCGGGCTCCGCGTTCAAGAAGGTGTACTACGACCCAAGTAAGGGTCGCCAAGTAGCTACGTTTATCCCTGCTGAAGACATAGTTGTACCTTATGGTGCGTCGAACATTGAGGACTCCGAGCGCGTCACCCATGTAATGCGTAAGACAGAGAATGAACTCAAGAAGCTACAGCATGCTGGGTTCTACTTGGACTGTGAACTGGGTGAGCCAGTAGTTGAGCTAGACGATGTGGAGAAGCAAAAGGCTGAAGAAAACGGCATGTCTGCGATTCAGGACGACCGCTATCGTCTGCTTGAGATGCACGTTATGCTCGACTTGGAAGGGTTCAAAGACAAAGAAGACGGCGAAGAGACTGGGATTGCTCTGCCATACGTGGTGACTTTAGAGAAGGGCTCACGTAAAATCTTGGCTATCCGTAGGAATTGGTATGAAGACGACCCGCTCAAACTCAAGCGCCAGCACTTTGTGCATTACCAATACATTCCGGGGTTCGGTTTTTATGGATACGGACTCATTCACCTCATTGGTGGATACGCTAAGAGCGCCACGATGCTCATTCGTCAGCTCGTCGATGCTGGTACGCTCTCCAACCTTCCGGGGGGTCTTAAGTCTCGCGGACTGCGAATTAAAGGCGACGACACCCCAATCTCACCGGGTGAGTTCCGCGACGTAGACGTGCCTAGCGGCAGTATTCGCGACAACATCTTACCTCTGCCGTACAAGGAGCCATCACAGGTTCTGTTCAGCTTGTTCAACCAGATCGTGTCTGAGGGCCGCGCCTTCGCATCGTCCGGCGATATGAACGTGTCTGATATGAGCAGCCAAGCCCCAGTGGGTACGACACTTGCTCTGCTAGAGCGTACGCTGAAGGTGATGTCAGCTGTGCAGGCCCGCTTGCACTATGCGATGAAACAGGAGTTCAAGCTCCTCAAGGTCATCATCGCCGACTACACACCAGAAAATTACGCATACGAGCCAGAAGAAGGTAGCCGCTCCATCAAGCGTGCTGACTACGACATGGTGGACGTGATTCCTGTGTCTGACCCTAACGCCGCAACCATGGCGCAGAAGGTTGTACAGTACCAAGCCGTGTTGCAGCTGGCCCAGTCAGCTCCCCAGTTGTACAACTTGCCGCTCTTACACCGCCAAATGATTGAGGTGTTGGGTGTGAAGAACGCCAACAAGTTGGTGCCGGTTGAAGATGACCAGATGCCAACGGACCCCGTGCAGGAAAACCAGAACCTGTTGACTGGCAAGCCTGTGAAGGCGTTCATGGAGCAGAACCACCAAGCTCACTTGGGTGTGCACATGGCAGCGATGCAGGACCCCAAGATCATGCAGATCGTTGGGCAGAACCCACAAGCTCAGATGATCCAGTCAGCGATGATGGCCCATATCAACGAGCACGTTGCGTTTGAGTACCGCCGTCAGATTGAAGAGAAGATGGGTATGGTGCTGCCGAGCGAAGAAAACCAGAAACACCTGACTACAGAGCAGGCCGACCAGATTGCGATGATGGCAGCTCAGGCGTCACAACAGCTCTTGCAGCAGAACAAGCAGGAGGCTGCGGCCAAGCAAGCAGAGCAGCAAGCTCAGGACCCTGTTGTACAAATGCAACAGCAAGAACTCCAGATCAAGATGCAGGAGTTGCAGCTCAAGGCGCAGAAGCAACAGCTCGACGCTGCTGCCAAAGCAGACCAGCTGGAGATCGAGAAGTCTCGCATCATGGCGCAGAAAGAGATTGCTGGCATGCAGGTGGCTGCTACCGCCGCCGCCGCTAAGGACAAGCTGGCCAAGCAGACTGAACTTGAAGGTACACGCATGGGCATCGACGCTGCCAAACATCGCGCTCAGATGCAGCAGCAACGCGCTCAACAGAATCGCACACCACGCGATCGCAAGGAGTAAAAGTTGGACAACAGCCGAGTGCTTGCATACATCGCCAAGGAGATCGACAAGCTCCGTAACGATCAGAATTCCTTCCTCTCAGGAGGAGGTGCCAAAACGTTCGACGAATATCGTCACGTCTGTGGGGTCATCCGAGGTCTGACTCACGCAGAAACCATTGTCAGAGACCTTGTGCAACGAATGGAGCAATCTGATGAATGACATTAACTTAGCGGGCGCAGTGGACCTATCTGGTCTGTTAAACAAACCCGCAGAGGATAAGGCGAAGCAACTGCCTGACCCTAAACGCTTTCACGTACTTTGTGTAGTCCCCGAGGCTATGGAGGAGTACGCCGACAGCGAAGTAGGCATCATCAAATCTAGCCAAGCTATGCACTACGAAGAAGTCCTGACTTCAGTGTTGTTCGTAATCAAACTTGGCCCTGACGCATATAAAGACGTGACTCGCTTCCCGTCTGGTCCGTCATGCAAGGAAGGTGACTTTGTCATCGTCCGACCCAATTCAGGCACCCGTCTGAAAATCCATGGCCGTGAATTCCGTATCATCAACGATGACTCGGTTGAAGCAGTTGTGGAAGACCCCCGTGGTATTACACGTGCATCATAAGGAGTAAATCATGCCATTACCCGAATTTAAAGGCGCAGAAGAGTTCAAGTTTCCCGACGAGAAAGCTGCTGCTGAAGACGATAAGTTTGAAGTAGAGATTGAAGACGACACCCCAGAGGAAGATCGTGGCCGCAAAGCCGCGCCGCCCCCTGAAGACCCAACAGACGATGAGCTGAGCTCATACGATGAAAAGGTCCAAGCGCGTATCAAGAAGTTTACTCGTGGCTATCACGATGAACGCCGCGCCAAAGAGACTGCTGAACGTGAGCGTCAGGCCGCTGAGCATTACGCTAAGCAGGTCTTTGAGGAAAACAAACGCCTCCAACAACAGCTTGCTACGGGTAGCCAAGCCTATATCGAGCAGTCTAAGTCAACTGCGGATATTGAGCTGGTGTCCGCTAAGAAGAGGTACAAGGAAGCCTATGAGTCGGGCGATGTAGACGCGCTCGCCGATGCCCAAGCTGAGATTGCTCGTGCTACGTTGAAGATCGAGAAGGCTCAGAACATGAGGCCGATCGAGGTGGAAGAGAAAAATAACTTCCAAACCGCACAGCAAGTTCAAGACAGTCAACCCCAAATGTCTCCTCGCACTAAAAAGTGGGTAGATAAGAACTCTGACTGGTGGGGCGTCGACGAAGAAATGACTATGACTGCTATGGGGCTTGACAAGAAGCTCGCAAAGGAGTATGGTGCGAACTATGTAGGTACTGAAGAGTACTTCCAAACCATCGACAAAACGATGCGCAAACGATTTCCTGAGCACTTTGATAGTGAGCAGAGCTATGAGGACGACGATACTCCTTCAAGAAAAGTATCAGAACCGGCTGAAGAGGAAACTCCCCGCCGTGCAACAAAATCCGCTACCGTTGTGGCTCCGGCCTCACGTAGCACACCGCCTAATCGTATTAAATTGAAGGCATCCGAAGCCGCGATCGCTCGCCGTCTTGGGGTTCCAATCGAACAATACGCTAAACAGGTTGCTTTGCTGAAAAGAGGTGAATGATGGAAAACGCTACTAAACAAAACCGACTGGCCCGTGAATTAGAAGATCGCACGGTTTCGCAACGCCCAACGGCGTGGCGTCCGCCCGAAACTCTACCTAGCCCGGAGCCCCGCTCAGGCTGGACTCATCGCTGGATTCGCACCGGTATTTTGGGAGCAGCAGACCCATCAAATATTTCTTCTAAGCTTCGCGAAGGATACGAGCCCTGCAAAGCAGAAGATTATCCTGAGCTCATGATGCACGCTACTACCGAAGGTCGCTTTAAAGGCAACATTGAGGTGGGTGGTTTGTTGCTCTGCCGCATCCCGTCGGAGTTCTTGGAACAACGATCAGCGTATTACGCTAATCAGAACAAGTCTCAAATGGAATCCGTGGACAACAATTTCCTTCGAGAAAGTGATCCTCGTATGCCCTTGTTCTCGGACAAGAAGTCGAAGGTTACTTTCGGTTCTGGTTCTTAAAATTTTTGGAGTCACAAATGGCATTTCCTACCGTTTCGGCACCTTATGGCTTGGAGGCTATCAATTCGCTTGATGGCAAACCTTACGCCGGTGCAATGCGCCAAATTCCAGTCGCTGCTGGTTTTGGCACCGCTATTTTTAATGGCGATACCGTTCAAATTAACGCTGATGGTTATTTGATTAAATCAACCTCTACCAACGCTGGCACTATTGTTGGTGTTTGCATGGGTG